GTTCGATGAGGTCCACGTGCAGCCCGACCGCGAGTTGTGGGATGTGATGGCTCTCGCGTCCGGCGCCCGGGTCGACCCGCTCATGGTGGGAATCACCACGGCGGGGGTGCGCTACGACGCGTCCGGCGCCGATTCGCTCTGCTACGGCCTGTACGAGCACGGCAAGCGGGTCGCGTCCGGCGAGGTGGACGACCCGGCGTTCTTCATGGCGTGGTGGGAGCCGCGCGACCCGAACGCCGACCATCGCGACCCGGACACCTGGCGGGAGGCCAACCCCGGCTACGGCGACTTCATCGACCCGGAGGACTTCGCGTCGTCGGTGCTGCGCACCCCGGAGAACGAATTCCGGACGAAACGCTGCAACCAGTGGGTGACGTCGACGGAGACGTTCCTCCCGGCCGGGGTGTGGGATGCCTGCGCGGTTCCCGGCCGGGTCATCCCGGACCGGGCGCCGGTGATCCTCGGCTTCGACGGGTCCCGGTCCGGTGACGCGACCGCGATCAGCGTGGTGTCGCTCGAGGACAAGCCGCACGTCGACGTGGTCGGCCTGTGGGAGAAGCCGCGCGACGCCCACGACTGGGAGGTCCCGCGGACCGAGGTCAAGGACGCGGTCCGCGCCGCGTGCAGGCGCTGGGACGTCAAGGGCATCGCCTGGGACGAGTACCTGTGGCTGGACGCCGCCGACGAGCTCGAGGCCGAGGGGCTGCCGATCGTCCGGTTCCCGCAGGTGCCGCAGCGGATGTCCCCGGCGACGCAGCGGTTCTACGAGCTGGCCGTCGACCGGGCGCTGACCCACTCCGGTGACGCGGGCCTGGCCCGACACATCGGCAACGCGGTGCTGAAGGTCGACTCGCGGGGCTGGCGGATCTACAAGGAGCACAAGTCGAGCCCCCGCAAGATCGACCTCGCCGTGGCGACCGTCATGGCGGTCTGGCTGGCGGCGAATCTCGAGATCGAGCCTGAAGTGGAGCCGTGGGTGATGTACGGGTGACCGTGGCCCGGGCCGGCTGGTGGGCCGGCTGGATCGCCGTGTCCACCGGCGTCTACCTGACGTTCGGGCTCGGCTGGACGCTGATCGTCGCCGGGCTGGTCCTCTCCCTGTCGTTCCTGCTGCTCTACGACGTCGAGGAGGAGGCCAGCGGTGAACCTCCTGCAACGGGTCCTCCGCCGCTCTGAGGTCATCCGGCGCAGCGACGGGCCGCTGGACCCGGCGGACTACTGGTTCAACTACGGCGGCTACAGCTACTACGGCACCCCGACCGCGTCGCAGCGCAACGCGGAGACGATCGACGCCGACTTCCAGGGTCTCGTGGAGCGGGCGTACAAGCAGAACGGCGTGATCTACGCCTGTGAGCGGGCCCGGCTGAGCGTGTTCAGTGAGGGCCGGTTCCAGTTCCAGGAGATCCGCAACGGCCGCCCCGGGGACCTGTTCGGGGACAGCGCGGACCTGCGGACCTCGGGGAGCCGGGGGCTGCGGCTGCTGGAAAGGCCGTGGACGAACGGCACCACCGGTGATCTGCTGACGCGGATGCTGCAGGAGGCCGACTTCGCCGGGAACGCCTTCTACACCGTCCGGAACAACTCGCTGCGGCGGATGCGGCCGGACTGGGTGATGATCCTGATGGGCTCCCACGAGGACCCGGACGTGACCCCGGCGGACCTGGACGCCGAGCTGCTGGGCTACGCGTACTGGCCGGGTGGGACGTTCTCCGGCCGGGATCCGGTCGTCCTGCTGCCCGACGAGGTGGCGCACTTCGCGCCGACCCCGGACCCGCTGGCCTGGTACCGCGGCATGAGCTGGCTGACCCCGGTGATCCGGGAGATCCAGGGCGACGGCGCGGCCACGGATCACAAGCTGGCGTTCTTCCGTAACGGCGCGACCCTGCAGACGGTGGTCAGCCTCGACAAGGACGTCAAGGAAGAGGCGTTCGAGCGGCTGGTCCGCAAGATGAACATCGCGCATCAGGGCGCGGCCAACGCCTACAAGACGATGTACGTCGGCGGCGGCGCGGACGTGAAGGTCGTCGGGGCGGACCTGCGGCAGCTCGATTTCAAGGTGACCCAGGGGGCGGGGGAGACCCGGATCGCCGCGGCGGCGGGGGTCCACCCCACGATCGTGGGCCTGTCGGAGGGCCTGCAGGGGTCGTCGCTGAACGCCGGGAACTTCGGCCAGGCCCGCAGGCTGTTCGTCGAGGGGACCCTGTCCACGCTGTGGCGCAACGTCGCCGCGTCGCTGGGCACGCTCGTCCCGGCGCCGTACGGGTCGCAACTGGTCATCGACAAGCGGGACATCCCGTTCCTGCGCGAGGACCAGAAGGACGCCGCGGAGATCCAGCAGATCAAGGCGGTCACGATCCGTTCCCTCATCGACGCCGGGTTCGAGCCGGAGTCGGTCGTCAAGGCCGTCGACGCCGACGACCGGACCCTGCTGGTCCACTCGGGCCTCTACTCCGTCCAGCTGCAGCCACCCGGCACCGGCCAGGCCGCCGCGAACGGGTCCAAGCCGATCAACGGCACCCTGGTGCCCGCCATTGCCGCGAAGACGGGAGGGTAGCCGTGGCCGACAGCACCAAGCCGTACGGCGACGTCCAGTACGCCGACCCGGGCTACCAGGCGGACGGCAAGAAGCGCTACCCGATCGACACCGAGGCGCACTGCCGCGCCGCCTGGTCGTACATCAACCAGGCCGACAACGCGGCGAAGTACACCGCGGAGCAGGTGTCCTCCATCAAGAGCCGGATCAAGTCGGCGGGCAAGAGGTTCGGTATCACATTCGAGAGCGCGAGCCGGTCCGACGACCTGATCGCCTGGCCGAGCACCATCACCCGGGCGTTCGCCATCGACGACGCCGCCGTGCAGTCCGGCCGGGTCACCTGCGAGTCCTGCGGTCAGGACGCGACCGGCCGGATGGTCGACGCCTACGCCGCGGTGTTCAACGAACCGGCCGAGATCTACGACGACAACGGCCACTACATCGAGGACATCGACCCGACTGCGTGGAACAAGCGCCTCGCCGACCTGCAGCGCGCCGCGGCGGGGGTCCGCGCGGTCAGCGTGTTCTACCACCACGGGAAGACGCTGTACGACACGCCCAGCGAGGTGGCGTCGGTGCCGGTCGGGCATCCGTCGGCGATCCGCGCCGACGGGCGGGGGCTGCTGACCTCCACCCACTACAGCCGGGACCCGTTCGCGGAGCGGATCCTCGGCGGCATCCTCGACGGCAACATCGGCGGGCAGTCCTTCACCGGCCGGATCATCCGGTCGGACCCGGACCGGGTACCCCGCGCACGCCGCGGCGGAGACCTGCCGCGGGTCCGCCGCCTCGAGCTGGGGCTGACCGAGTACGGGCCCACCCCGCTGCCCTACTACGCCGGCGCCGCCACGGTCGCCGTGCGCGCACAACTTCCGGACCAGCACCCCACCGGGGCCGCTGGCGCCGCACCCCCACCTCAGCAATCTGGGGCCGGGGCCGAGGAGCCGCACGTTCTGCACTCCGGTCGGCATGAGTACGCGCGACGGATCGCGATCCGCCGTGCTCATGGCTGGAGCGAACGTGCCACAGACCCGACTGGAAGTGATCGAAGCCCGGCTGGCTGAGATCCGCGACGAACTGACCGCCATCGAGAAGCTGCCGGAGCCGGAGGGTGACGAGGCGCAGCGCGCGCAGACCCTCGGCGACCGCAACAGCCTGACCGACCAGCTGCTCGACGAGAACGACAAGCTCGACGAGGAGGCCAAGCCGCTGCGCGAGCGGGAGGCCCGCCGGGCCCGGGTGCTGACCCAGGTCCAGGACGCGGTCCGCTCCGGTGACCTGCAGCTCACCGAGCCGGGCCAGGCCGGCGGGCAGCGGGACCACACCGTGCACTCCCGCACCGGCCGGATCTCCGACCCGTACCGGGACATGGACGCGATCCGCACCCGCGGCATCTCCGACACCGACATGATCGCCCGGGCGCGGACGGCGATCGAGCAGGCCCCGGACTACATGCTCGACGAGCACCGGGAGCAGGCCGACCTGCTCATCAAGCGGGCGTCGCGGCGGCAGAAGCCGCTGTTCGCGCAGCACCTCCTGCTGACCGGCTCGGAGCCGTACCAGGAGATGTTCACCAAGTACATGCTGAGCCCGAACGACAACGCCCAGCGGGCCGCGCTGTCGCTGACCAACGCCAACGGCGGCTACCTGGTGCCGTTCACGCTGGACCCGACGATCATCCTGACGAACGCCGGTTCGGCGAACCCGTTCCGGCAGATCTCCAACGTCAAGCGCACCGCGACCAACACGTGGAACGGTGTCGCGTCCACGGGCATGAACGCGGCGTGGCTGGCTGAGGCCGGTGTCGTCGCCGACGCCACCCCGACGTTCTCCAACATCGTCATCACCCCGCAGAAGGCGTCCGCCTGGGTGTTCGGCTCCTACGAGATCCTGGAGGACTCCGACTTCGAGACGGAGCTCCCCGGCCTGCTCGCCGACGCGAAGGACCGCCTGGAGGAGGCGGCGTTCGCCACCGGCACCGGCTCCGGCCAGCCGAAGGGCATCGTCACCGCCGCCACCACCGTCTACACCACCGCCGACACGACGGGTCACACCGTCGCCGTGGCGGACGTGTACGGC